AACATTTATTAATTGCTCTTGAAATTCTACCTGAGTTTAGTTCAGGCATTTTTTCTTTGACCAAACCAATCATTACTCTACGACCAATACCTTTAACTCTTTTAGAATCGTTAGAATAATTTTCTTGTAGCAACTTTACTACTTCAGGATAGACAACAGAAAAAGAATTACGAGAATCTTTTTTGTATCTATTCGCAAAAGCTAAGAACCAACTATCCCAACCTTGTGGGTCGCTAGTCCAGTTTGGTGCATTTTCTTCACCAGTATATTTTACCTTGTTTGTCATTTTCCTTCCTTTTGTTTTAGTTAGTTATTTCTTGTCTTAAAAGTTTTGCTAAATTATACATTTTATTTTGCTTTAAAATATAATCTAACGTTTTATTTTTTACATCACTTGCTTCATCTGCGTTCCAAAAATTTAAAACATATCTTAATGTTCTATATTTATTTAAAGTATCAGTTGATACTTTAAGAGCAGTTTGTTTCCATGCTTCAATGTTTGGGTGATTACCAGCACCTAAGTACATTTGATTTTCTTCCAACTCAGGAAACTTATCAGTTATTTTTTTTAACTGTTGTTCTAATTTTTGTTTTACTGTTTTCATATTTTCCCTTTTTGTTTTTGTTATATGGAATCAATATAATTATAGAAATAAATAAGTCAAACTTTAAAGTTGCGAATTGTGGATAATTATACAAGAATTATATCAATTAAATCAATAGCTTATTCGTTGCTATTTTGTTCTATTATTGATAATACTACTAATTGTGGTGTAAGTGCCTTCCCTTACACCACGTTTAACATAGGAGAATCAATGCCATTAATCAAAGGTTATAGCAAAAAATCAATTTCTAAAAATATTCGTAGAGAAATTAAGTCAGGCAGATCACAAGCACAAGCAGTTGCTATTGCTTTATCGGTTGCAAGAAAAGCAAAAAAAGCCAGAAAAAAATAATGGAAATTCGGAAGGCAAACATAATAACTTCTATTAAGCATCAGAAGTTCGTAGCATCATTTCCTTGTGTTGTTTGTGGTAATGACACTCAGGTTCAATGCTGTCATATCAGATCAATCCCTAAAGTAGGTAATGTAGGCAAAGGAATTAGAGATGATTCATTTTGTATTCCTATGTGCTTTACCTGCCATTCTATTCAGCACAACATTGGAGAACTTAAATTCTTTGAATTATATAATATAAATCCTATATTGATTTCTATGAGATTAGCTAGTATATCTCCATGTAAGAAAATTAACCAATCCAAGCAGGAAGGAAAATACAATGGCAAACTTAACTACCGAGAGCATATCAGAATCAACAAAAAAGATTCTTTGCGATAAAAAACTTTATAAGGATATTAATTTCTTTGAAGTTCCACATAATAAAGTTTTACTAGCAGTAATTAGATCAATCACTAAAAAGTCTTTTGCACAGATCGGCAAAGATTATAAAAAGTCTTGGTTTAGCATTTACGCATCAGTAAAAGATACCCAAAAGAATGGTCTTAAATCATTTACCAATAAAGTTATAGAACTTGTTAAGGAAGATTTAAAATGACTGATGGTTGGATAGCTTTACATAGGAAGATTTACAGTTCTAGTGATTTTAAAAATCAATTAGAAACTTCTATATTTATTTATTTACTCACAATGGCTTCCCATAAGCCAGTACAAGTAATTTATAGAAAAAAGAAAATAACTCTTAATAGAGGTGATATTTCAATAGCTTATAGAGATTTGGCTAAAAGATTTAACATTTCTAAGGATAAAGTTAGAACTGTTATTAAAAATCTTATTCAATCAAAAAACATAAGACAAACTTTGCACAAACGTCTAAGCATATTTAGCATTGTAAAATATAGCAAATATCAAGATTTGCCGACTGAACCAAGACAAACTATCCCACACAGAACAACAACTATTACTACTAATACTACTAGTATAGGTAAAAATATGTTAAGTCTTAGCAGTATGACTGATAAACCTAATAAAATTACCTTACCTACCTTGCAAAGCTTAAAATCCAAAATTACACAAAAACCTAAAGAACTAAACGAATGGGAAATTATGCGTGAAAAACTTGACGCAGAAGATTTTGAAAAATGGGTGCTAAATACATTAAACTCTTGAAATTAAATAACTAAATCTTTATAATACGAATCAACTATATAGGCATGGGGGTTGAAACATTACCCCCTTTAAAATTTATATATTTACATATCTACAAAATATCTCTATTTGATTTGCCATTAACTAACTGGAGAAATAGTTATGGAAAAAACAATAGAAAAAGCTTTAAAGCAATTAGAAAAAATGGAAGATATGATTGCAAAGCTTAGAGACCAACTAGAGTCAAGTCTTGATGAGTATGAGAATGATGAAGATGAATCTTTTGATGATTCAGATGATGATTTCTCAGATGATGAAGATTTAGATTCTGACGAAGAATAATCCAAACAGATAGACTGACACAGTCGGAAGGTTATCAAAACCTTAACCCAATGAATACCAAACTAATATCTATTAGACTATGGGAATACTCATGTATTTGTCTATTCTTGTTGTTTGTGTTTGTGCTTGGCTCATTCTTTCCGAATGATTACACCAAGTCTATCATAAGACAAAAAACAATAGATGAAATTAGGAAGATAGGTTCTTTTTATGAACCTAAGATTGAAACTATGTCTAGCGAAAGGTTTATATCATCAATGCAGAAATGTATTGCTTTTCATAACCTAGACATAGCGAAGGCAGAACAAATACCAACAGCATTAATAATCGCACAAGCAATCGTTGAGTCTAATTTTGGCACATCAAGATTTGCACAACAAGGTGGAAATTTATTTGGCATAAGAGTATGGTCTAAGAATGGAATGTTGCCACTTAAACAAGACCCATCAATAAACTGGAGAGTTAAAACATACAAAACTAAATGCCAGTCAGTCAAAGATTACATAAACATATTAAACAATAATCATCACTACGCAGAATTTAGAATAGTAAGAAGCAGAACAAAAGACCCAATGATATTAGCAGATACACTAGATAATTTTAGCACTAGCAAAGAATACGCAAATCATGTTAAGCAGATATTAGTTAAATACAAAGGCAAGTTATGATAAAGTTTCTAATTAAGATTAATCAGTTTTTAGATAAGATTATTTGGAAGCATTTTAACAAATTAAGGAATAAAAGATTAAATGGCAAATGAGACTACATCAACATCAATTGCAACCCTTTATACAAAAAAGGTAAAAACAAAAGGTACTTATAGAGTTTATAAACCTAAACCACTAAAGATGCCGAAAAGGAAAAAATGAGAAAACCAATTTGGGAAACTAAAAGACCAAGAGGACTTGGCAAACCAAAATCATTTAATAAAAAATCTAAAGCTTATAAATCTGCAAGACGATCTGCTGGACAAAAGTTCGGTAAGAAATCTAGTTTCGTTAAGAACCTTTACATAGCCAAAAGACTTAAAAAAAAATGATCTTAGATAAAATAACCTTTGGAAGCAGGATTATTAATCTAAACCTAATAGACAAAGAACAAGCATCAAAGAAAAAGATATTTGGCGAATTTGACTCAGATACAAACACACTTACCCTAGACAAATCACTAGACAATATTCAAATGGCTAACACAATACTCCATGAAATCTGCCACATGATACATGATGAATACAAACTAGACTTATCTGCAAAAGCAGAAGAACTAGTATGTAATTCAATAGGTAATGGACTGTGTCATGTACTTTATCAGAACCAAGATTTATTAGAGTTCCTTTACAAATCGTTAAAAAAAGCTTAATAGAACATTTAACGAACATAGTCGGTTAATATGGGTAAAGATATACTAGTAATAGATAAAGGTGGTCGTCCACCATTTAAGTTTACACCTAAAGTTTTGCAACAAATACACGATTTAGCTAGTTATATGTGTACTAAGGAAGAAGTGGCAAATATTATTGGTTGTCATAGAACAACTTTGTATAGAAACGAACAAGCATTAGAAGCTTACAACAAAGGGGTTAATGTAGCCAAACAAAAGATTAGAAAAACTCAATTTGATATAGCTACTAAACTAAATTCAAGCATAATGGCTATGTGGTTAGGTAAAGTTTATCTTGGACAATCTGACAAAGTACAAAATACTGATGACAATGTACCATTACCAATCTATGACATTGTTGATGACCAAAAAGAAGTTATTGAATTAAAAGAAGTTAAAAATGAGTAAATGTATATTCTGTAAAAGATTAATGATTAACAAACTAGAACAGCACATAAAAGCTTGTCATAAATGTATTATTGATTTACTTTCCAAACGTCATAATCTAAAAGTTAAAAAACAAGCACCAATAAGTATTAGTACAAAAAAGTATGAGAAGATTTAGTTTAAGAAAATCTGATAAGAACCCTAGAGGTGGTTTAACTGCTTCTGGCAGATCAAGATACAATCGTGCAACTGGTAGCAATCTAAGACCACCAGTTAAAGGTCGTCCAAGTTCGCCAATGCAACTAAGACGCAAAGGTTCATTCCTAGTTAGAATGGGTAGTGCTAGAGGTAGATTGTTTGATGAGAAGGGTCGTAAAACTAGATTAAAACTAAGCTTAGAAGCTTGGGGTTATAGAGGTAAAAGCAAATCTGAAGCAGTAGCTTTAGGTAGAAGATATTTGAGGGCATATCAGAATAAAAAAAAGTAGTGGAATACTTTGTGGTATTCTTCTTGCTAATGTTTAATGGGCAGGAGTTTAGACCAGTCTTTTTAAAGATGGAAGATAATAGAACCTTCAAGACTTTAGAAGATTGTAATAGATTTGGCGAAAAACAAAGCCAATTAATTATAGAAACTTTAAACGAACAAGGTATATTGTATAAGGATTTAATGTTCAAATGTGTGGAAGAAAAAAGCCAAGAAGCATGATTGATAGGAAGCAAAGAGGGTCTAACGATCTTGAAGTAATTATTTACGATTTAAAAAAACAAATAGACTTACTCAGGGAAGAAATACAAGCTAAAGAAATAGAAATCCAAAAGCTAAAAGAATCAAAGACTGAACAATATGATGAACTAGGTTACTAAATGATTAATGTCTTTATCGGCTATGACAGCAAAGAAAAGATAGCTTATCATATACTAGTTGAAAGCATACTAAGACACAGTTCAGTACCAGTAAGATTCACACCATTATATCTTCCAAACCTTAAAGACTCATTCACAAGACCAAGAAACAGTTTATCATCTACTGAGTTCTCATTTAGTAGATTTATAGTTCCTTACCTTATGGATTATAAAGGTTGGGCATTATTCCTAGATTGCGATATGCTATTTACTTCTGACATCAAAGAACTATGGGATTTAAGAAATGATGATTATGCAGTTATGGTTTGTCAGCATGATTATATTCCTAAACACTTATCTAAGTTCGGCAATCAAATACAAACTGTTTATGAAAAAAAGAACTGGTCTAGTCTAATGCTAATGAATACTGACAAATGCAAACAGCTTACAAAAGAATATGTTGATACTGCATCAGGGTTAGAACTTCATCAATTCAAATGGACTAATAAAGTTGGTGGTTTACCTTTAGAATGGAATTGGTTAGTTGGTGAATACCCATACAATCCTAATGCTAAAAACATACACTTTACAGAAGGTGGTTGTTACTTTGAAAAGTATGAGAACTGTGATTACTCAAAAGATTGGTTTAATATTTATACGAATACAGTTAAGATACAATTATGAAAGCTTTTGTAACTGGTGCTAATAGAGACTTCATAGACATATTAGATTGGTTCTTAGAAGGTTATCATAAGCATATTAAGATTCCATTATACATAGCTAACTTTGGTATGCTTAAAAAATATCCAAATGAACTAATGGTTGCAACAGATGACAGAACTTGGTTCTACAAACCTAAAGCTATGATGAAAGTTCCTGCAACTAAAATAATCTGGTTAGACTGCGATATAGAAATCAAGACAGATATATCAGATATGTTTGATATGATTACAGATGATTACCTTATAAGCAAAGATCATGCAGTCAGAAGTGATAGATGGCAAACTGGTATTGTTGGAATCAAAGACAAAAAGGTATTAGATAAATGGTTTGACAGATGTGAGATGAGACAAGAACGATCAGATCAAGAAGCTTTTAACAAAGTAGCACATGAATTTAAGATCAATAGATTACCTAACGAATATCATGGTTTAAGATTAGGCAAGAATAATGATATAGCTAAAACAATACATTGGACTGGAGAAGATGGAAAAGAAATTATTAGAAAAAAGATTCGTGAGTCAATGCAGGAATCCAAACATAGTCTC